ACTCACTAGGGGGGAGGGGGTCTGGCTGTCTGTGTAAATTTGACGGTGCCTCCCCCATACTGAAAAAGCAAAATGGGCAAAACACTAGGTCTTAGCCGTAAGAAAAAGTAGAATATGGAAACTTCCCTGAAAGGATAAAAGTGAACTTGCCAAGAACGCTTCCAAAGACGGATACGATGCGTCTGAAGGAACTCAAAGAGTTGCTGCTTAAATCTGGCGGCAAGACGGTCGTACAGAAAGTCCTGGATATTGCGATGGACGACGCGCACCCTGGCCAGATGACGGCCTTGAAGATGTGCATGGACCGAACGCTACCAACCAGTCTGTTTGATAAAGAGAAAGGCGCCCGAAGCGCCGTCACGATCAATATAACTGGCATCGGTGAAGCGCCGACAATCATAGAAGCACAGGATATAACGGATGTCTGACCTCAACTTTAGCCTCCTCCCCTGGCAGCAAGAGGTTTTCAAAGACCCGACGCGCTTTAAGGTGGTGGCTGCTGGACGCCGGTGCGGAAAGTCCAGGCTCGCCGCTACGACGTTGATCATTGAGGCGCTCAAGTGCCCCCCGGGCAGTGCGGTGTTGTATGTGGCTCCCACCAACGGGCAGGCGCGGCAGATTATTTGGGACGTGTTGATGGAGATCGGGCGGGAGGTGATCGCCAACAGTCATGTGAACCAGATGGACATCACCATGATCAATGGTGCGAAGATTTATGTGCGCGGGGCTGACCGGCCCGATACGCTGCGGGGTGTGAGCCTGACGTATGCGGTGCTCGATGAGGTGGCGGATATTAAGCCCGAGGCGTGGGAGCAGGTCATTCGGGCGTCACTATCGGACAAGAAGGGTCGGGCGATCTTTATTGGGACGCCAAAAGGTAGAAATTGGTTCTATGATCTGTATAAGCTGGGGCAGAATGAGACCGATTCGGACTGGAAGAGCTGGCACTTTACGACCAAAGACAACCCGCTGATTGATCCCACGGAGATTGAGAGCGCCAAGAAGACGTTGTCGAGCTTTGCCTTCAAGCAGGAATACCTGGCGAGTTTTGACAATGCCGGGTCGGACATCTTCAAGGAGGAGTGGGTCAAGTACGGGGTGGAGCCTGAGCAGGGGAGCTACTTTGTGGCGGTTGATCTGGCGGGTTTTGAGGAGGTGGCCAAGCAGGCGGCGAATGCTAAGAAGCGCCTTGATGAGTCGGCCATTGCGGTGGTGAAGGTGACGGATGATGGCAAGTGGTGGGTCAAGGAGATCGAGCACGGGCGCTGGGACATTCGGGAGACGGCATCCAAGATATTGATGAAGATGCGCGACTACCGGCCCTTGAGCATTGGGATTGAGCGGGGGGCGCTCAAGAATGCTGTGTTGCCGTATTTAAGCGACCTGATGCGAAAGAACAATGTCTATAGTCACATTGTGGATCTGACGCACGGGAACAGAAAGAAGGCTGATCGGATCATTTGGGCGTTGCAAGGACGCTTTGAGCATGGGAGAATCGTGCTCAACAGCGAAGAAGACTGGGACGACTTCAAGGATCAGTTGCTGATGTTCCCGGCGCAGGGTGTGCATGACGACCTGCCTGATGCGCTATCATACATTGACCAACTGGCGGTCACATCCTACTTTGAGGAAGATGAAGGGGATGAGTGGCAACCTATGGACATCATAGCGGGGATTTGATATGGAACAAAACGAGTACCAACAGCCAACTCAGTCGGACAAAGACCTGACGGCGTTTGTTGTCAGCCACTGTGATCGCTGGAGGGACTACCGCAACACCAATTTCATGCAGGCTTACCTGGAATACGAGCGTATTTTCCGTGGTGAGTGGTCAGCAGAGGACAAAACCCGCGAATCTGAACGCTCGCGCATTGTGACCCCTGCCACCCAGCAGGCGGTGGAGACTCGGCACGCTGAAATCATGGAGGCCATCTTTGGCCAGGGTGATTTTTTCGACATCAAAGACGATTTGCAGGATGTAAACGGCAATCCTATTGATGTTGAGGCGCTCAAAGCGCAGATGATGGAGGATTTCAAGCAGGACAAGATCAGAAAAGCCATTGATCAGATCGAATTGATGGCTGAAATCTACGGCACGGGCATTGGCGAGATTGCGGTCAAGACTGAGCAGATTTTTGAGCCAGCAACGCAGGCAATTCCGGGCCAGACGGGGCAAGCTGCCATTGGTGTGGTCGAAAAAAGCCGCATTGCAGTGAAAATTGTGCCGGTTAACCCCAAGAATTTCTTGTTTGACCCCAACGGCACGAGCATTGACGACTGCATGGGCGTGGCAGTTGAGAAGTATGTCGGCATCCACAAGGTGGTGGCGGGGATGGAGGCCGGTATCTACCGAAAGGTGGACATTGGCACAGCCTCTGAGGACACTGACCTGGAGCCAACGCAAGAGGTGAGTCAGTATCAGGACGAAAAAGTGCTGCTGCTGACGTATTACGGGCTGGTGCCACGTGAGTATCTGGAAGAGCAAGACAAGGATGTTGTCGATCTGTTCCCAGAAGACTCGCTTGCTGACGATTATTCCAACATGGTGGAAGCCATTGTCGTGATCGCCAACGACGGGGTGCTGCTCAAGGCAGAGGCCAACCCTTACATGATGAAGGATCGTCCGATCATCTGCTATCAGGACGACACGGTGCCCAACCGGCTGCTGGGCCGGGGGACGGTGGAGAAGTCCTACAATATGCAGAAGGCCATTGACGCCCAGGTGCGTAGTCACCTGGACTCGCTGGCGCTGACCACCAGCCCGATGATGGGTCTGGATGCAACGCGATTGCCTCGGGGTGCGAAGTTTGAGGTCAAACCGGGCAAGGCGTTCTTGGTTAACGGCAACCCTGCTGAGATTTTGTACCCGTTCAAGTTTGGCGAGACGAGTCTGAACAACTTGTCCACAGCCAAAGAGTTTGAGCGGATGTTGTTGCAAGCCACCGGCACGATGGACAGCCAGGGCATGGTCAGCCAAGGCAACCGGGACGGCGCTGGCATGAGCATGGCGGTGGCGACCATCATCAAGAAGTACAAGCGCACGCTGGTGAACTTCCAGGAAGACTTCCTGATCCCGTTCATCCAGAAGGCGGCGTTTCGGTTCATGCAGTTCGACCCCGAGCGGTATCCGTCGGTGGATATGCGCTTTATCCCGACGGCGACCTTGGGCATCATTGCACGCGAGTACGAGCAGCAGCAGTTCATTGGTCTCTTGCAGACGCTGGGGCCGAATACGCCTGTGTTGCCGCTGATCTTGAAGGGCATCTTGAACAATTCGAGCCTGACCAACCGCTACGAGTTGATCGCAGCGCTTGACCAGATGAGCCAGCCAAACCCAGAGGCCCAGCAACTCCAACAGATGCAGCAGCAACTGGCCTTGCAAGCGGCGCAGGCTCAGATTGCGGTGCAGACGACGCAGGCCGAGCAGAATCGGGCAGAAGCTGCCAAGCTGATGACCGAGACGCAGCTGATGCCGCAAGAATCGCAAGCCAAGAGCATGGCGGCGCTAACGAAGAATCTACCCAACGACAACGAAGGCAAAGAGTTTGATAAACGAGTCAAGATTGCTGAGTTGATGCTCAAGGAAGCAGACATCAAGAACAAGTCCAAGATCGTTGAGTTGCAGATGGCAAATAAGCAAGAAAATTTGCGCTCTGTTGAGAACGAGTTCCTTGACCAACTGTCGGGAGCACTGAAATGATTGATCTCGATTCAATGTCTGATGACGACAAGCTGGCGGCGCTAGAGTCGATTCACAAATCGATTGCCGAAAGCAAAGAACTCCAAAAGCAAAAGATTGCAGCCAATGTCAATTTGGTTCTCCAAGCGCTTAAAAAAATGGAGGCCGACATTCGGGCGCGGTATGACGAGACGGGCAAAGCCATTGAGAAGCGCGTCGCCAGCATCAAGGATGGCCAGGACGGACGCGATGGTATAGATGGCAAAAATGGTAAAGATGGGCGCAACGGAAAAGACGGCGCAAAAGGCGACAAAGGCGACAGGGGTCTAGACGGGCGCGATGGTATTGATGGTGTAGATGGTGTCTCG